CTACTATTGCAAACCCATGATTGTGCATCGAGAATGGCATATACTTTGGACTTAATACCGTTAAGCATCCAATAGAATATGTATTAATAAATTCCTTAAAGCCTGTTTTCTTTTGTGTATTGCTTGTCCTGTGAACATGACCTATCAATGTATTACAGATTGTCTTATTAAATAGGTTTTGACTTGGGTTCACTCCACCACCACCATACAACTCATGTCCATGCAATACCAATAGATCTCCCATTTCCATGCCTCTCCAGTCTTCAATCATAATAATATTTAACTTATCAAGTCTAAAGAAAATGTCAAATTGGAGATCGTGTAATTGAGCAAATTCTTCTGCATCATTGTTTAATGCCCTCGCATATCTATTCTCATGGTTTCCTAATTTAAAATAAATAGGTATATCTCTAAATATATCACGCAACTTTTGTAAAAAATCTCTATTCATTTCTACCTCTTTTTTAAAATCCCTTTTGTCGGGATCACGTTCAAAACGGCTTATTGCGTAAAAATCAAAGCAATCTCCCGCCAGATACAGGCAGTCAATTTTCTGGTCCTTTAAATGTTTAATTGCACAAGTAAGTGCAGCTAAATCATGATACGGAAAGTGTATGTCTGATAATATTCCAATCTTTTTTAAATGACTTGGTAGTTTTGCAGATGTATATTCTTCACCTAAACTTGCTTCAATGCCAAAGTTGTCCAATGTTTCCAAATTATAACTAACTATGACTGGCGGAATGATTTTATTTATTTCTCTTGCTGACCTATCCTTTGAAGTAATATTTTTTTTAATCATTAACTTTCTCAATGAGTCGGCATTTTGATAACCATACATTGCAAAAAATTGTTTATGAAAATCGTTTTTACTTAAGTTTGTAGAATAGAAATGTTCTCTAATCTTGGTAATCTTATCTTCCATTTTCATATTCTTGCATTATAACATCTACTAAAAATTCAATGTTGTTTAAAACTTTCATGCGTAGTGCAAAGCCAGCATCATCAATGTATTGGATATTCTCCATGACATCCATCATTGTTTCCAATAAATCATTTGCTTTGCTTCTTTTGTATTCTGGTTGATCAATTATTTTGTTTGGCATCAATAAATAAATTTAAAATACACCCATACCAATATTAAAACACCTTGAATTATTATTGTCAATATTGCCCACAACGGAACAACTTCCCTAACTATTCTTTCAAAGGTCAAATGCTGACTATCTTTTAATCTTGATTGATATTGTTTTTCGTAGATACTTTTAATTGAATCTATATCAATTGTGGCTTTGATACTGCCCTTGTAAGACCTTATTATTATGCGACCTTGTGGTATTGTTATTTTGCTATAAAATCGTGTCAGAATGCCTGCACTATCGCAGGGGTTTTCAATCGTTAGTGTGTCATGTATAGAATTGTACTTAGTAATTACCTTATAATTAAGAATCGTATCTATTCGTATTTTTTCGGATATAACTGTTACTACCTTACTTGGCTTACAAGATATAATAGTAATAAATAGAAATAGTAATACTAATTTGTTCATGAGAAATAAAGTTTGGATTCTGCTTGTCTTCTTTGTGTTAAACCTTTGACTGCAACCCCTTTGACTTTATTCCAAATCAAGAATTGGCTTTCTATGAATTTGTCGTTAGGATCTGCGTTGACTTTTTTTAGTAATGTACTTTTCTTTAATGCACCTGTGCCTACATTATAGGCAAAAGAAACTAAAGCATCAAATTGGTTTTGTGTAATGTCATCCCTTGTAAATGAATCAACAGAAGATTCATAATGCTTTAATACATTTAAGAATATTTCAGTTGCTCTTGCTGGACTAATTTCAGGATCAGTCATTCTTACCTTTGTGCCATCTTCATAGTATGTACATCCGATTGATATGGTGGCAATGCCTGCAGGACATTTATAAGGCTTTAATCTAACACCCTCAAATCTTTTTAGTAGATCTAATCCTTTTTGGCTTATCTTCATCTAATTTGCTTCTTAACTCTATGTTTTCTGTTCTCAAATTATGAATCTCTGTACTTAACGTTTCAACCTTTATTTTTAAATCAGCAACTTCTTGCTTCATATCATTTGCCATTTCCCTCCAAATCTTTATTGCCTCTTGGACATTAGTAATCTCCCCTGCCTCAACTTCAACCTGTGCTTTCTTTCTGCCAAAAATCCATGTAATTGCAGATGCAAAAAATGCAGTTAGTGCAGGCAAGATTACTTCGTTCCAATGTTCCATTATTTCTTTAATGCCATTAAAAATTGAGCCTTAACATAAATGGTCATGTTTTCGTTTTCCTTAACAAAGTTCTTTAATGTTTCTTGATCAGATGTATCAAGTTCTAATGCTTCGCCTTTGTTTAAAGCAACCGCCCAATCCCAAAATTTTAAAGCATCGCCTTTAGTTTGTTGTACTAATGCGCCTGCAATGATTTTGCCAAGATTAATACCTTGTGCTGGAGTTCCATCCAATTCGGATAAGTCAAAATTTAAATCAACTTTCATTTTTGTTTTGTTTAGATTAAAAATTATGTAAATGTATTATTTGTTTTCTAATAGGGTTACTTTGGCTGATAATTCTTTTATTGCATTAATTAATAAAGGTATTAATACATCATATTCAACACCCATAATATCCCTATCATAAGTTTTGCTATATGATAAATGCGTTGCTTCAGGTAAAACTTTTTCAACTTCTTGAGCAATTACACCAGCACGTTTATTTTTATCTTCATCATTAATTAAATTATAATAATAACCATTTAATTGTAAAACTTTTTCAAGGCTATTTTCAATTAAAGTTATATTTTCTTTTATTGTTTTATCAGAATTCCCAACCCAAGTACCAGCAGTTCTTGCTAAATAAACATCTCGACTACCATTTCTAATATGATATTCACCACTTGTTCCATCTAAATAAGCATCTGCAACATACGTTCCATTTGTACTAAATGCAGCCCAAAGATTATCACCTGTAAAAGCCCTTAATACTTGCGTATAAGTACCAAAGCTTGTTGTTCCTCCAAATACTGATTGCCCACTTATTCCTACAACTCCAGCACTTGTAATTCGCATACGTTCAGTATCGTTGGTATAGAATTGTATTATACCAGTTGTTACACCAGCAGCAAATCCTAAATCATATTGTCCACTAAATATTCTTGCATTATTTGATTCAGTTGTACTATTACCAAGTGCTATTTGTGCGCCATTTGTTCCGTTTGATATTTGTAATAAGTTTCTTGAACCACCTGGAGATAGTAAAGATGAAACTCCTATCCCTACGTTGCCAGTAGGATTAATAGTTAATCTTGTTGTATATGTACCTCCAGTTGCAGTACTTCCTTGAGATATTGCAAAATCACCAGCTGCAACATTCCCCACACTAAAAGCATAAGCACGATTTGATGCACCAGCTGAAGAAAATATTTCAGTTTGGTTTGCTTGAATAAATGCACCACTACATTGTAAAGTACTCGAAAACGTGGCTGCACCTGCTGATGATAAACTATATACTGAAACATTTGATGAATTTCTGCCAAACATCACAAATTTACCACTACCACTTGGAGCAGAAACATTTAATGCAATATCAGCATCATCAGTTGCACCATTAATGTTAATTCTTGAACTAAACGTGGCTGCGCCTGTGGAGGCTAGAGTTAGTCTTACTACACCAGCAGTATAAAATGTTAAAGCACCAGCAGCTTGAATTCTTTGGTCTACTGAACTTAAACATAAAAAACGTAAATTATTTACGCCACTATTATTTAAATCTATAAAAGAGCCATTACTTGTATTGTTAATTGTTAATGATGTATAACCTCCAATAGAAGTAGGACTTCCATTAATTCCTACATCAGTTGCATTATCTTGAATTAAACTATTGCCAATCGCACTACTTGAAGTAAATTTAGCTACATAATTTGTCGTTCCACTTAAAGTAGCAGCCTTGGCATTTAATTGCGTTTGGATAGCACTTGTAACACCCTTTACATAAGATAGTTCCGTAAGTGATGGATAGGTGGCAACAGGTAAACTTGCTATTGTGCCACTTGCTGTAAAATAAGCTAACTCATTTATTGTTCCTGCACCACTTATGCCATTAACACTTGCTGTGTAGTTAATGCTCTGTACTTGGTCTCCTACTGTAGAAGCTATTGTAAGAACAAATGTCGTTCCATTAGTAGCTGTAAACTCTGAAGAGGTTAACTTTGAACCATTAACAAATACATCTATAAGTCCTACTATGTAGCCATTAGTAACTGTGAACGTAGTCTGTGCTTCGGTTGCAGTAAAGTC